TTAAACTAAAACCAGTACCAGTTACAGCTGCTGTCCAAGCTACTGATGTACTAAGAGTTATATACTGAGTTTCACCCGCCGTATTAAATCTATCAGCACCAGTAAATGAGGATGGGGTTGCACTCCATGTTACCGGAGCAACATAATATTCTTGAGTAGCAGTTGCTGAAGCTTGGTTTTGACCATGGTTTGTTTTTGTAGCAGTGAATAGAACATCTACTGTTTTATCTGCTCCACCATTGTTAGTTGTTGTTGGTCTTACACCAATTGTAAATGAAGTTTGTGTAAGTGCTCCACTATTTACAGTTCCAGTATTAATACCACCACCACCAGTTACGACCACATCCGAATCGGTTTGTACAAATTCGAAATCCGATGAGTTTGCGAAGAATGTTATAGAAGTAGGAGTTCCACCACCAGTAATAGTACCAGTTAATGTTTGGAACGTTGTAGTATCGTTATATACAAAATCAGATGCAAATGAACTCAATGATACAGTTGGTGGATTTAATGTAAAACTTCCTTGTGTAATAGTTACACTAGCGGAATTACCTCCTGATTCAGAAACTGTAAACGTACCAGTTCGTGAACCTCCACTTGAGTTTGCACTAAACGTAAGATTTACAGTCGCATCACCAGTACCACTTGTTGATGATAGTGAAGGACTTCCCAAAGTAGGTGTTCCATCTGCTGCAAGAGTCCAAGAAGTATCACTAAAGTTAACATCATTAATTGTCAATGTAACAAACGTATCTTCACCCGATGGGATTGAATCACTTGTTGCAAGTTGAAGTGTTCGTACTGCAGCTAGTTGAGTTATATTTGTAAATGTTTGAGAAACAGTACCACCTGTATTTGCATACCCACCAGGAACACTAATTGTAATCTCTACTGTATTATTAGTTGTTTCTGTATCTATTGGTGTGAATGAACTTGGGTCTGAAGATAAGAATGTACCTTCATCAACAGTAACACTAACACTACCATTCGCATTAATAAGTACATCACCTGAAGTAACACCACTATCAGCAAAACTAAAGTTTTGGTCTGGTTGAGTATCAGTTTCAGTACCAGTTACCGATGCACCATTATTACTGTAACCAGTTGCTGGTGCTTGTACAGTTACAACAACACTTCTTTCAGTACTAGTTCCAACTATTGGATATTTATTTGTACCACTATTATATCCACTACTATAAACTCTTGATGTAATTGTTCCTATTGTTGCAACTGGTGCAGTAACAGTACCATTTCCAACTACATTAAAATTATAAACATTTGCTGTTTCGTATGTAAAGGTGTTAAAAGATAATCCCGCAAGTTCATTCATACCATGTGGTGCAGTAAGTTCAAAGGATACAGAGGCAGATTCCAAATCTAATGTAGCCTGAGCACTATTACCAAGTTCGGTATTAATATCTTCAAATGATATTGGTTGATTTTCTGCAGGTAATGGCATATTACTTTAACCTTTTAATTTCATTTTCTAAATCATTTACTTTCTGTGAAAGTTCTTTTATTGCTTCAATAAGTAATGGAGTTATTTTTTCATATCTTACCCCATAATATCCATTTTGTTTATTTATGTTTGTAATATGAGGAATTACTTTTTCTACCTCTTGTGCTATAACTCCAATATCCTCACCTTTAAATTGATGAACATCTTCATATCCACCTTTCCAATCAAAGGTAACACCATTTAACTCATTTACTTTATCAAGAGCAAGTGGTATTGGTATTATGTTTTCTTTTAATCTTTCATCTGATGTTGAAAATGCAGTAATGTTACCAGTTGCTGATAGTGAACCAGTAATCGATAATGCATCTCCTGTTGTATCGGTATTAACTAATACTGCTTTAGTATTACTTGTAACAACTTGAAATCCACCTTGTGTTATTTCAGTAAAAGGGTTACTACCAGGATCCGTAACAGAAACACTAAAATCGCTTATACCTGGATTATAAAACGTTGAGTTTAAGTAACCAGTAGATGATAGAGTCCCACCATAAGCAGCACCTTGTCTATTTTTAGTACCTGTTAGTATTCTATAATAAGAACCTCCATTAATTGTTGTTGAAAATGACACCGGATTACTACCCATGACACCATTTGTACTAGCAGAATTTGTATTTGAATATGCTTCTGCAAATATAGTTTTTTCTCCAATTTGACTTCCAAGACTATTAGAAGTACCTTCATATAATCGAACTACTAAGTACACTTGTAGATTATGAGAACTCGGAGTTCCACTCCAACCACTCGTAGTACTATCAATATATTTACCACCAGTTGGGGTTTGTACGGTTGCGGTAAATGTAGCAGGGAAATTATTTACGTCACTTGTGGTTGAAATTTCAGGTAAACTACTATATTGAGCTGAACTCATCTCAGTAGTACCATCATAAAAGGATACATATGCATATGCAGAGTTGGCAGTTTCTGTTGAACTACCTTGACCAACCCAAGTTTGTTGTTGTACTGTTGGGGTAGTAAAAGTGGTGTTTGGTGTTAACTCTCCAGTATTACTTATTTTTATTTTAAGGTTTCCTCCTTCTTGAAAAATTATACTTCCAGATTCAGAAGTATTTAATAAAAATGACCCATCGGTTGTTTCTAAACTATCAGCATCAATTACAAAATTTGATATTTGACCTTGTCCAGCAGTAACTGTACCTGTGAATTCACCTGAAGTTGCTTTTACCTTACCCTCAATATCTAATACACTACCATTCCATGTTAACTTACCTCCAGTTCCACCAAGATAAAAGTTACCACTATTATCCATGTAGGTTTGAAAATCAGTACCATCGTGGTATCCAAGATATTCAGAAGTTAAATTTAGTCCAGTATTTGCTGTATTTGTTGCTAGTGTAAATCCACTTCCACCAAATGAATATGAAGATGGGTTGTCTTGATTTGAATCATTAGCTTCAGCATCTGTTGGTGCAAAATCAGAAGTATTGGTAACTGTTATATCACCTTCAATCGCTAAAGAAGAACCATCCCATGTAAGTGCTCCACTCGTACCACCGAGATAAAAGTTACCACTATTATCCATGTAGGTTTTCCAACCACTATTATAAAAACCAAGTTTATCAGAACCAAGGTATAATCCATTAGTTGTTGGAGTTCCTACTGTACTTAAATCAAATGAAGCATCAGGTCCAAAATCATAATTTGATGGATTATCTTGACTTGAATCATTAGCTTCAGCATTTGTTGGTGCAAAATCAGAAGTATTTGTTATACTAATAGCACCTGAAATAACTAAATTACTACCATCCCATTGTAATGCTCCACTATCTCCTCCTAGATAAAAGTTTCCACTACTATCCATATAAGAATCAAACGCAGAACCATCATAGTATCCTAAATAATCTGCGGTAAGGTTAAGACCAGTAACTGCAGATGCAGATGCTAAAGAAAATACTGAACCAAATGAGTATTCTGATGGATTTTGTAAAGATGATGTATTCGCATCTTGAGTATATCCATCTAACATTGAACCAGTATCGGTTGGTGTGATATAATCCTCAGTATTTGTAACTGTTATATTACCACGAATATTTAAAGTATCACCATCCCAAGTTAATTCATTATTTGTTAATCCACTTTCTATTGAGAACGAACCAGTACCAGTATTTCCATTAATACCTAAGAAAATACCATTACCAACATTATATCCTTGAGTACCTGTTGTTGCTCCTTGGTCAATTGAAATATAAGGATAGTTAGTTCCACCAGCGATTGTAATATTTGCTGCTGATGCTGAACCACTATTGTTTGTTCCAACATTTATATTGTTCTGTACATAAGATTCTGCAAATATTGCTAACTCTGCAGCAACAAATCTTGATGCCGTTCCAAGGGCTTCCCAATAAAGAGATGAAGTATCATCTGCTGGACTTATTGCACCTTCTGCTGAACTTGGTCCACTCGATGAAATAGCTAAATAGAATTCATTATTTTGTAATGCAGCATCTGCTCTAGCAAGAGAACCAGTTGTTCTAGTATAATCTCTACTTCCAGTCCATTGACCTGTAAACACAAGACCCGGTCCATTGGAACCTTCAAGACCTGGTTGTCCTTGTTCACCCTCCCTTACAATATTAAAGTTTGCTTCTCTGCCAAAATCATAAAACTCACCACTTGAATCAGTATATTGTATATTTATCTCCAATGATGATGATTCTTCTGGCATTGTACCAGGAATACCACCATAATTGTTGGTTGTTGGTGCTACTTCATTTGGAGTAATACCAGAACCAGTTACACCAGTAATTTTGTAAGTATTATTTCCACCACTATTATTGTAATCTATTTGGTCACCATTAACATAAAGTTTTGTTGAACCACTTGTGTATGAAAAAGATGCAGATGGAATTATTCCACTTGCAAACGCAGGTAAAACTCCTCTTTCATTTGATAGATACAATACAACTCCCCCTAAAAACGATATTGGGGTTACTGTGGTTGAGTTATCAACTTGTACACCAAATTCATCCGATGATGTAAATGAATACGTTAGAGAACCACTCTGTAAGTTTAGAGATGACCCACTAACAAAATAAGTTGCTATACCAGTCGTTGTATTATCTGATAAAAGTGTTAGAGGTGGAGCAGAACCAACAACTGATGCAGAATTAGCGGTAATTACTTCTGTGGTTGATTCTAAATTTTTTCTTTTTACTGTTATTGTTGATATCTGTTCAGTTGGGTCCTCAATACCATTTGCTTGATTAAATGTCATAACAGTTCTATCGTTATTAACAATTAAATCAGCAACAGGTTGACCATCTTCTAATCTGAAAATTGTTTCATATTCTTCCACGTTATCCACCGATGACGTATAAACAATTGAACTTACCTCATATGATGAATCACTACCACTAAAGCTTGCAATAGTAAGTAATGCGTTATTACTAGTTACACTCGTTAACCCACCAGGATAATCTCCAGTATAAGAACTTGGGTCTATATAATTACCATCCCTATCATACGCAGAAGATTCAAATGTAATTGAACCCGATAGAGCGTTAGTTTTTGAAAAATTAAATTTAATTTGTTGAAATGATGGATTAGCAAGTGAACCACTATAAAACCTAAACGCAGTTCTATCTGATTCAAATGTTAATAATTTTATTACTTCATCACTTACTTTATTACCACCACTAAATTCTTTACTTGCAAACAACTCAACTGGTACATAGTTGTTATTTACATCATAAAGTTCAAACTTGTAATCAAATGTTTCAACTGGTAATGTTCTATTTTGTTCATCAAATACATCAAAAACTTTTGGTGAAAATGCTGCATCTTGTGATGGTTTAAAATCAACTTTAGAAACTTGCCACCCATCACCTCTAAATGCAAATCCTAATTTACCTGAACCCGAATATGGCATGGTAAATAAATGTTGTATTTGTTGTCTTGAATTAAATTCAGAATTTGCAGTAAAGGTTACTAAAGGTTCATTGAATGGGTAATCTAATCCGCCACTTGGATATGAACCTGTAATAAATGCTGATATGGTTTTTGGAATAATTGTATCAGCTGCTTTTAATGATTGTGAAACAAAAACTGGTGGGTCTGTAAAGGTTGTTATACCAGTTCCATTATCAGATGATGCAGTATAAATATCATCAAACTCTTTTACATATACATTTTCTATTTTACCATCAACAGTATCAAAAACATAAGGAATTTCAAATAGTGTATCTGGTATTGTTACATCTGTTGTTGGGTCTACATCATCTGTAACATAAGTTCCATCACTTGCTGGTGCTGGAACAAATGGATAATCGGAAAGAGTATATAAATGATTTCCAGCAACAAGTGGTAATTGTGATGTATAATAATCGGTTGATGTTACTGAACCTGTAATATCGGTACTACCAGAAAGTGGAAATACTTCTCTTGCTTTTAATGGTAAGAAATTATTTGTACCAACTTGAGATATTGCAGTTATTTCATTTAAATCTGCATTTAATGGTTCAGAATTTCTATTTGTTCTGTAATCAATATAAATGAAATGAGAATTACTACCAGATTCCAAATCAAAGATTGCTTGAGAACCAGTTGATAAGAACCAAAGTTCAGTATTATTAAAATCTCCACTATCTATTGAATCTAAAATAATGTTTGTACTGCCAGAATAAGATTCTAATACTGATTGAGATGTTGCAGAATTATTATAAAAGAACATTGCATCTGTTTCTACATTTCTTAATGCAATTGCAGCTCTTAATTCTTGTGAAGCAGATTGATAATATTCTACTTGGAACTCAACCGAACCTGTATTTGTAGGTATCGCTGATGAACCACTATCAGTTAATAAAACAATATTAAACTCACCTATTGATGATGAAATTGGTGTATGTGAGGTTATTAGAGAATTATATGTTGGTAAGGATACGTTGTTTGTATTGCTATCTTGAGATTCATCTACATAAATACTACCACTTAAAGAACCAGTATAGAACCAACCAGTAAATACAACATCTTGGTCATATATGTAATTTGTATTATCTATATCACTTGATGATGAAACTGAAGAAACTACATAAATTTGGTCTGAATCTTCTACATATACATTTTCAATAATATCATCATCATTTCTGAAAATATAAGGAATTTCTAGCGGTTTTGTAAAATTATCATCAGATGATGATGGCGATGTAAATTCAGTTGTTAAAAAATTTCTATCACTAAACGTGGTTGATGAGTATGGATACCCATTATCTGAATACAAATAATCCCCACCTCTTGGTGGTACCCTTGGTACAAATAATTCAGTAGAACCCGTTGAAATCCAATTTGAACCACTTAAATCAAATAAATCATATAAATCATATGAACGTTGTGCGGGAACTAATTCTGTGAAATCAATTTCACCAACAAATACCATTATACCACGTTGAAAATCCAACTCTACTATATAACCAGTATCTGTATCACTTCCTATTGTAAGAACGGCCTGACCATTTTCTAAAGCCAACACACCACTTATTGTGGAATCTGTTGAATTGTGTGAAAATTCAATATCACCTGTTTCAAAGTTTATTGAATTTATATCATAAGAAGTTCCATATAAAATATCACCATTAAGAGAATCTAATCTCTTTACAGTAACCAAATCAGCATTTAATGGTTCTATATTTCTTAAAGTTCTATAATCTATATGAACATAGTGATGACCACCATCATTGTAGTTTATTATAGTTTGAGAACCGGTATTAAAAGTTGATACGACTGAACTATCATTATAATCATTAGTATCAATATTTTCTAAAGAATACTCGGTAGATGTTCTAAAAGAATCTAATTCATCTAATGTAGTAGCACTATGTTTATAGTAAAATTTAGCATCTGTATCTATATTCTCAAAAGATAATACTGCTATTCTAACTGATGCTGAATCAAATGTTTCAATGTAAGTTCTTACATCAGTTGGTGAACCACCCGTTGGTAATTCATATGAACCACTATCTAACCAAACTACTAAATTAAAATTTCCACAGAAAGAACCAGATGTAGCAACAATATTTGTTTTATTATCTGAATCACTCTGTACTCTTGAATTAGTTCCCCAATCACCACTTGTTGTATCAAAGGTTAGTGTTGTATCATGTGAATGGGTATATGCATATCCACTTGGTATAGATGTATAAACTGAACCAGTTAAATTTTGTGGAGTATTATAAAAAGAAACTCTACTATTATCATAAACCAATGGTTTGGTTAAATCTACACTTTGTGAATTAGGTGCATCCAATTCAGTATAGGAACTTTCAGAAACATAAGTTGGTTCAAATAAAGTTAATTTAGATGGGTCATATTTGTAATAATATGTTCTTGCATATGATTGTGAAACAACAGTTACTTCACCTGGTATGACATCTTCAAATGCACCACTAACTAAAGTTCTAAAGTTTAATTCATAATCAACATCATCGTAAATATCAAAAATAGTGTTAGTTACCAAATCAACAGTATCAGTTGCAAGGCTACTTGATGGAACGTTTATTTTTATAGATTCAAACAAATCATCATCATCAGCTGATATTGTTGAATCAGAACCACTAATTTGTATTGATGAGGTTTGCCAATAAGTTTCAACATTTGATTCAGTTAATCTACCAAATCCACCATCCAAATCAGACCCAGGTATAAGCGGGTCTCTTAATAAGTTTCCTGCTACAATTTTAATTTCATCTGAAAATTTATAATCACCAACATCTGAACGAGATTTTTTAAATACCTTTAACTTATCAACATTACCAGTAAACGTATCTAATCTAGAAAGTTTTATTCTACCAAATGATGCGGTAACGGCAGAATTATTAGATGTTCTATTCCCAAAATCAGTAAATGATATTGAATAATCCAAATCTGCTAAATTATCGATAACTTTATTATCAGAATCTATAAATGGTCTATCAACTAATAAAGCATTACTACTTATTACTTCCTTTACACGTCCTTCATATTCCAAAGATGGAATACTGATAATATTTTCATCCATGGATGATTTGAAACCAGCACCACCACTTTTTTCTAACCTATAAAGAGTTCCTGCTCTCCAAGTATTCAAATCAGTTCCCCTTGGAGGATTTTCTGCTCTACCAATAACTTGACCAGTTTGTGTAATTGTTGAAAAGGTTTGTTCTACGATTGTAGATTCTACTTCTTCAATAGTAATCTCAGGTCTTTTATAAAATATTACAGGAGTTTTGTTTGATTCGTTTTTATTAATGTAAAACTCTTTTTCCCACTTGACATTATACGCACCTTCCCAATCTGAAGGGATTGGTCTTTTGATTCCATCTTCATCAAAATAATCTCTTAATTCACCAAGAATAGTAATCTTAGCAGGACCAACTGGAGTTTTTTCATAAACGTGTGAAGATAGTACGATAGAATTTCCTTCATAATAATCGGGTACCCCACGACCTGGTTCTACGTAAAGAGTATCACCATCAGCATCTACTATTTCTATTCTAAGTTCTGTTGATTCCTTTAGACACTCAGAACCTTCCATTAAGAATAAATTTTTACCCGCGGTGAATGTATCTGCGAATTTGTTTACTCTAAAATATTGAGAATTTGGGTCTTTATCGGTTATATATGTATTATAACCACTAAGGTTTTCAAATTTATTACCAACTTTTATTATACACGCCATATAGAATTCCTATTATTACTTCTATAAATATGGTTGAAAATAGTTATTGAATATTTATATATAGAAAACAATAGAAAGTTATAGAATGAGAAAATATACCACAATACAGATAAAAAAAGAAACCCATGAACTTTTACAAGGGTATTGCAAGGAACATGGGTATAAATTAAGTGGGTTAGTTGAAAACCTTATTAAACAAAAAGTTGGTACACCTAAACCTAAAAATATATTAAGGGTTGAATCTTAAAATTTTACTTGTGAAAATCCATTTTCTTTCTTAATCTCAATTAGACCATCTACTACATCTCTCATAGAATCTATGTGTGAGATAATCATTACGAAATCAAACTGAGTTTTAAGGTATGTAAACAACATAAAAAGGGATTGCAAGTTCTCACTATCCAAAGTACCAAATCCTTCATCTATAACGAGGAAATTGGGTCTAGGAAGGTTACATACATTTATAAGTGCAACTCGAATTGCTAATCCACTAATGAATCTTTCCATTCCACTACACATTTCTAAACTCCATCTCTGGTCTCCATACACTAAATAAGCATTAATGTTTCTACCATCAATTTCTAACTGCATTCCAAAATCAACAATTTGTGCTAAGATGTTATTTACTTCACCCTCAATCATTGGTAGTGATTTTTCAATCAACTCATATGACACACCATCTCTGCCAAGAGCGTTTAAGTAAAAGTCAAATAATTTAGATTGAGATTCTAACTCTTTAACCTCAGATACCCTATCTTCAATGGTTTCTTTTTGATTTTGTAAAGCAGAAACTTTACCATTTAATTTTAAGATATCATTATTAATTCTTCGCAACTCTTCTTTTGTAGATGATTGTTTTTTTCTAACTAAAGTAATTGATTCTCTAATTTCTTTGTTTGATTTGATTTGTTTTTCATTCTTATAATACTCATCAATAAGTTGCTTTTGTTGTGTAACCTGTGTATCTAACCTAATTTCTTCGGTTTCTGTTGTTGATAACTTGTTAATAAGTTGAGAAAGTTCTCTATCTAATTTATTCTCTTTATCTTTAGCATCTTCATATTTAGACCACTCATCTTCATATTTCTTTAACGAATCAATCACCAACATTAACTGTAATCTTACTCTATCGTTTTCATTAAACAATTCTTGATATTGAGATATATCACCTTCTACCTTTTCCTTTTGTTGTAAAATGGTTTCTGAGTTTTCCATACAAATATCACATTCTTCGTTATATTTGTGCTTATCTAAGTGGTCTTTTCTTTCATATAAAGAATCTTTCTTAATGTTGACTTTATCAATTGTAGATTCAACATCTCTTAATTTATCTTTTGAATCTTTTAATTTATTAATACCATCCTCTAAATCTTCTTCATCGAATTTATCAAGAATTTCATCTAATGTAATTTGTAACTCTTCTCTATGAGTAATTCTTTCTTGTAACGAACCCTTTGTGGTTTCGAGGCCTTCTATCTTCGTTTCGAGGTTTTCTAATCTTTTTTCCAACTCTTCGATTGAAACCCCACTATCGGAATTTAACTTTACTATCTTCTCATTTAACTTAATAATCTGTCTATTAAGAATCTCATCTTCTTCTTTTAATGCTTTTTGAGATATTTCTAAAAGTTTATATTCATTTTTGTCGGTTTTAAGTTGTTCACCTATGTCTGCTAATTTTTGAGTAAAATCATCACTCTTAAATTTTCTGATAAGTGTTGCATTATCCCTATTCTCATCCGATGCCTTTTGATATAGTTTATCAAAGATATCTACTCCAATAAATTGAGAAAGGATTTCCTTACGTTCACTTTGTGATTTATCTATAAAGAGTGCGTTGTTTCCTTGTAGTGAAAGAGCGGTAAGAACAAAATCTTCAAATTTACCTAAATACTTTTCAATATTCTTATTGGTTTCTCTACGTTGTTCACCATTAAGTGATTCTACTACCCCAGCATCTTCTTTCCAGAAGTTTACATCTACTTTGAGGTTAGTTTTCTTTCTTGTCCATTTAGCAGTTCTCTCGATGTAATAATCTACATCATCAATCTCAAAATGAAATTTACAATAAAAGTTTTCTTTTCTATTGTTCATAATGTTCTTAGAAACATTAGTTCTTGAAGTTTTATCGTAGATACAGAAAGATAGTGCATCCCACATAGAAGATTTACCACTAGCATTGGGAGCAAAGATACCAACGATACCTTGTGCTTTATCGAATCTGATTAGGTTATCTTCACCATAGGAAAACATATTAGAGAACTCAAATATTTTAGGAGTCCATAGAATGTTACCCGCTACATCTGATGTATCTATTTGAGTATTTAATTCTTTGTTGATTTCTGTTATCTTATCTAGTTCATCTGATTCTAGTAGATATTGTCTTTCCAAGTAATCTCTAATTAAAGAATTTTGAAAAGTTTCATCCTTAACATCACCAACAATGTTTTGATTTATTTTTGTATTTGTTTTTAATTGGCCAATTGTATCGGTTCTTGTTACAGTAACTTCAGCAACTTTGAATAATTTTTTTAATTCAGTAATACGAAGTTTCATATCAGAAGCTTCGGTTCTTGTAAATCTTAAACGTAACCTTGGATACTTTGGAAGTTTAGTACCAACTTCATCATATACCCATTGAGGTATCTTACCATCAACCACATCAACTGTTAAGAACCCATAATCGTTGTGTAGGTGGTGTTCTGTAAATGTTCTTGTAGGAATATCCCAAATTAGATAACCATGTTTCTCTAATAACTCTCCATGATTCTGTTGAACCATAGAACCAGCATAAGCAATATGTTCATATCCCTCACCGAATGTTTGTCGTTTATGAATATCACCCAACATAGCCATATCAAATCCATCGAACATATCCACTTGGAATGAGTTAGAGGAAACAGTATAGCCAATATCTGTTTGAGCTTTGTTTACCGGTCCATGAAATAGACAGATTGTATTTTCTCCATCAACGGTATCTCCTTTAGGCCAATTTTCCTTGTCATCCAATATAGAATAGACAACAAAAGTAAGGTTATGGATATTATAGACACCAGTATCACGAAGATAATGAATTCTATCGTTGTTAAGATTTTCGATAATAGGTGTGAGTACGTCAAGTCTGTGGGAATTATTTAAGTTACAATCGTGGTTACCTGTGATTAACACAGTTTCTCTTAACTTAGCACACTCGGTGAGAAACCAACTTATTTCGTGTACAAGTTCGGGTGACATCTCAGTTTTAGCATGAGCAATATCACCTGCAATATAAATGAGGGAATCCTCAATTTTATCTTCTTTAACTTTTTTTAGGAATTTTTTGAATACCAGTCTGTATTCTTTGTGTCTTTGTAGATTTCTAATGTGTAAATCTGCAAGGTGGTAAACCTTATTTATTATCATAAAATATTGTTTTTGTTGATGAATTGATAAAGTTCATCTGCTATTATTTTATAGCCTTCTTTATTGGGATGTTGTGTTGCACGAGTATCATATCTTTCAACGTGCTCCCAAATATCATTTCTATCTAATTTGTTTAATATTTCTCTAAAAGTAGTTTTTAAATTACCAAATATTGGTACTGTATCAATTAACTTTAAATAATCGTTTTTTAATGGGGGTTGTACCATTTTTTCAAAAGATTCCATCATAATATATTTTATGTTGTAATGATTAAGTAATTTTTGTAAAAATATTATGTAATTTTGATTTGTTAGATTGTAATAATCTTGATTAAATAAATCTGTAATAAAAAACTTTTTATAGTTGGATAAAAATTCATTAAAAGTAGAAGAGTGTCCATGTTCATCATATGAATCATAAAACCTATCTGGTGTTTCTAATAAATGTTTTACAGACCAAGATACCCATTCGCCATCTGGTAGATATGGTACGTAATCTCTTAAGGATGATGAAAACATTATAGAAACAAAGTCGGAGGATGTTACATTACCATTTTCAATATCTTTAATAATATCATTAAACATCTTTCTATTTGAATTACCACTAACACCTCTATTGAGTGTATTTGGTATATTTAATTTATTTGCTAAAACACTTGGCCAAGAATTTTCATTTCTAAATACTCTTTTTTCATTAGGGGATAGGAATTTTTCTATTGAAACATCTGAACCTTCTCCTTCTGTCCAAGAACACCCATAGGCAACTAATCTATTCATAAACTTGATAATTTTTGTGAAATAATATCAACAAATTGTGTTTGCTCGGATTCTTTTAATTTAGTGTTCACTTCAGAGAACCCCATATCAGATGCATCCTTATCTGTGGGTTTAATGTTTTTTGTAGTAATTCCTTGATTTTGATATTGAACTGTATATCGTAGTGCTTGTTCTTGTGCATCTTCATCCAATAAAATATTGATACCTTTAACTTCTTTTTTATATATAGTATCATTTAAAGTTTTTGGTACAAATTTACCAAGTAGTGGGATTGCGTTTCGCTTCACAGCCATCGCATCAAATACTCCCTCTACTAAAGTAATTGGTTCGTTCCAATTTATTTGGTTTTCGAACATTATAACATTTTTAGAAACCGGCGGATTCTTATACTTAAACTTTTCTTCATCGAATACAGAACGTGCGATGAAGTAATTGAGTCTATTATTGTTATCATAACTTGGAATAATAATACGATTGGCGTAATGACCAGAGTCACAATAACCAATATTATAGCGTTTAATATCCCCTTCGCTAATACCTCGTTTTCTTGCATATTCTTTCACCTTTCCGAACAATGGGTTAATACCCTTTGGTTCTGTTAGAAGTGATTGAAACTCATTTGGTAACCTTAACTCTACCTTTTCTTCTTCGGTATTATTACTATACACAACATAATCATCACCATAAATCTCATATATTTTTTTTAACTTATAAGAATCTACGTGTAATCTTTTTAATAACCTTTGAATACGCTTACCTTTCGCATCACATACCCAACAGTGCCATTGTTGTGTCTGAAGGTTTATCTGTAACTTTTTCTTGTGATGATGACAAAAAGGACAATAATGGGCTTGTTCATCGTTTTTCATGGATGTACCAGGTCCTAAGATATCATCTAATATGTTTACTACATTCTGTTTATCGTGGTGTGAGAGCATAATTATACGATTTAACTCGTTACAAAGATACGAAATTATTTTGAATTATCCAAATAATTAATGAAGTTTTTTTTTGTTATATTATTTTATGTACTAATATACGAAATTATTCTGTAATATCCAAATCTTTTCTGAAAAACTTTCCTAATAAGTTATCATTAAGTGATAACTCATTTGCTAATACATCGTGAGAAAATTGTTCTTGTAGTTCATAATAGGTAAGAGATTTCTTATTTGAACAAAATCTCAATATTCTTAGTTCAAGTTGGTCATTAATATCACTTCTCCTATCTTCATTCAAAGCTTTATCATTATTATCAAACCATTCTTTTACTACTTTATTAGAAGAACGATATTCTAACCAATCAGATTCTTTGGTTACCATTTCATATTTCTTCATTCTCTTATCAGTAAGAGCAGCAGTTTCTTTTTTACCAAACTTTCGTTTTCTAACTGAAACTACTTGTTTTTTACCAATGTAAAACTCATTTGTTTTACCATTTGTAATTTTATATATAAAACCAAATACACCTTCTGGCATATCTGATACTTCTGTTATGCATTTTCCGTTATATGTCCATGTCATAGTTAAAAATTTTGAAATCATTTTTGTACCTCTCTCGTACCCAATCTTTCATCCACTCTTCTTGATACATATGTTTGTAAAAAGATTCTTGATTTAACTGTGGGTGTTTATCGTAGATTGAATTACGATTTAAGTGCGGTAGTGATTCTTGTACTTTTATATTTTGAAAAATATGATTTACATCTTTTACATAGTTTTCATATCTACCGATGAAACTCACCTTTTTATCAGATGAACTTCCGTTAGTTGTAAAATAGCTTTGGGGAAAGTATAGATAATCGTGTTCGAAAATAGAATCAATAAACTTTCTAACACTAGAAAATCCATTATCTCTACAATAGTGATAATAGGCAGAAGCAAATCGAGTAAAAGGATTTCTAACTATACAAAATATATAGTAATCTTTTATGTTCTCAAATTTACCTATGTGGTTGTGAGATTTAGAAACAAATTCAGTACCTTGTTGGTTTTTTAAAACAGAGTTCAATGAAGTTCCTCCAGTCTTAGGTATATGAATAAATCCCCATTTATTAAAACGGTTTATTAGTAAACTCAAATAAGATTGGTTTATGATAATTCTGAATCAGAATATTTTTTACTAGTAGTATATCCTTTACCGCCAGTTGTATTGGCACCAAGTTTATAACCACGAGCTTTTTCCAACTTTTTTTCATCTGCAGAAAGGTCTAGACCACCATCTTTTTCGATAGGTGTTTTATCTAGTTTAGTACCTTGTGGGAATTTAGAAAATTCCGATTTGTCATATAAGTCTTTTATTGAAGCCATAATGTTGTTCCTTGTTATTTACTATAAATATGTTATAAATCAATTCTAACGATAAAATTGATATCCATATCAGGATAATTCTTTATCGGTTTGGGTAATTTTGCTGTTGCTACTAAATTATTATTATCATCATATAAACCTATTGTTGATACGAATGTTGATAAATATGAACCAGTTGGGTCTGTTAATACTTTTGAATAATAGTCATCCCATGAACCAGTTGTAGTACCATCAAACGAAGAAGTGTACCCACTCACTTGGTCTATATCTAATACTTCTTTAATTTTTCTTACACCAGAAGGTCTATTATCGGTAGCAGATGTTTCAAAATCATATGAATCAGTTAAACTAACCTCAACTGCAGATGGGTTTTGTGAAAAATTAAATTCACATTCACCTACTTGACATAAAACCTCTAATTCATGTATAGTTTTAGTTGAACGATACTGCAAATCATATGTAGTTACATCTTCCAATTCAATATCATTATGAACATCATGTGTGGTTATTGCAATTAAACCATCTTGATAAAAAACATTTCCATAATGTAATGGTTTCAAATCAGTTCCTAAGAAATTTAATTGTTCTGTAAAAGAAATATTACCTTGTGTTCTAATATCAGATGAACCTGTTATATATTCTCCACCAATATCATTAGTGTACATATCCCATCTATCAAGAATTCTAATATCAGTATCACCTTCAAGAGTTAAAGTCATTTCTGGGTCCATCAAATCTAAATCGTAACTTAATTTTATAGAATGTGTTGCTGATGTATCGTTTAAATATAAATAAACTCCCTTACTTAAATCACCACCATTACTTAAAGAACCAGTACCAAAGGAACCAAAATCTGCAGATAGAAAACCATATTCTTTTCTTTCTCCTACAAGATTACCATATCCATCATCATAAAGTAAAGAACCAGAATTAAGTTGGTCTGAATATAATTTAACTGAAAATGGTTTTATTCCCTCTCCTACTCTGCTTTGACTAACTGGTATTAGAAATATGGTTTCATCAACAATTCTTTCGTTGTTAAAATCACCCATATCTGTAATACTACCAAACATACCTAACAATCCATTATCAGTAAGATATTTGTGTTTTATTGATTGGTACATTGGATACTTGTGGAATGAACTTGTAATTGAACCACTTACTGTTCTTTCAAATTCTTCTGAATCAAACATTCCACTACCAGTGTGATATGCAGAACCTTTATCATATAATTTCATTACAGGATAATCTGCATGAGAAGCATAATATCGTTTATAGACCTTAAATTGTCTATTTGATACGTTTGATTTTGGTATTGCTTTTAACATAGTGTAATTCCTCTATATAAATATGTAGAAACAAAAAACCCCACCGAAGTGGGGTTGTTTTATAGGTTAAGCTCTTTTAGAAATCAAGTTTAACTTTTATAAGTACTTCTTTATCGAAAGATTTTTCAATAGGTTGTGAAGTTTTAGCTACCGCTAACATTTCATTAGCATCGTTCATTAATCCAATTGATGTTATAAATGTTATAGGATTTGTTTCAAAAGATGATTCTCTAAAAGTACCATCCGAACCACTTACAAATGTTGGGTTGTTTGAGAAGTTGAATTCTCTGTTCTGTGCTCTTACAAAGTAATGAGATGTAGAAAGATTTTCTACTCTTCTTGCTTGGAAATCACCACCACCTTCTATCATACCATGTAGTAAGTATTGGTTTCTTCCTTCATAATCAAATCCTTTGTAAAGACCAGTAGCTCCAAGTGAACCACTATCAAAACCATCTCCAACCTCTGCTGTAATTGCAGCTGGATTAAGTACAATGATTCCTAAATCAGGATAAAATTTACCATATCCCTGTCCTTCTGCTGCAGCTCCACTTGTGTATAAGTTTTTAATTGTTGATGGATTTTCAGTTCCTAAGTTTAAAGAACCACTTGCAATATCAAACACTCTACCTGCTTTTCCTACTGTATCTGAAAATTTCTTTCCACTATCATCAATAAATCTTCTTACTCCATTAGAACCACTTAAAATGAATTCTAAATTACCTGGGTCAAGAGTTTCTTTATATCTAGCACGAGCTACGTTAATAATAAAAATATCTTCAGAATCATGTGATACTCCAGATGCAGAAGAAAATGAAAATAATTCATCATCTTGTTCTAATAATATTTGTCTATATTGAGCGTAAGTTGCTTTGGTTGCAGTTACCGATGAATCATCGTTAGCCAATGATACAGAACCACTACCATATTTGTTACCATATGCTACTGCATATTGTACTTCAGCCGATGCATCAGTTGCAGGGTCTGTTGAATATACATTTAAGTAATATTGCGTACTAGCATCTGTTTGTGCAGATGAGGTAAAAAATGTACTTAATGAACCAGTATCACCAGTCCAAAGACCAGTTGTTACAGTTTCTACTTTTCCTTGTACAGTATCATATTCTCCAAATCTTTTATAGATTCCAGTCGAAAGGTTTCCACCTTGTGCTGCAACTTTATCACCACCACTTAAATATTGGTTAATGATTTCTGATAATTGTTCAGAAGTTACATTACCATTCTGTGATGATAGATATGATGCTAAATCAGATGATAAATTTACTCCCGCTTGTCCTGTTATTTGTGCCATCTTTTAAAGTTCCTTAATTATTTAGGTTGTACATAAGTTATTGTAACAGGAATAGTTTGTGAACCACCCGTTTCATTACCATATACAGTAATCGTTGTTTTTATTGTTGCAGTAATATTTGGATTAGGTATAAATGTAAATGTTATACCAGTTTCAATAGCTGCTGTTGTTGTAATTTCATCACCAAGTGCTAGAGGAATTGTTCCTGATGTTGCTGCTAATCCACTTCCTACAATTGAACCTGCGTTCTTATTAGAAAGAATTATAGTATATCCACTTTGGCCATTTCCTGCTGGTGAAGTTGTTGGTGTTAACGATACTTGACCAGAATTCTGATTCACAGAAACAGAAGGAATACCAAATTCTACTTTTGGAATCTTTTTTGTTCCTTTTGGTAACGTTACCAATTTATATTTCAATACTTGAGTTTCATCTGGTGAAGCCTCAGTAATTGGGATTGCTTTAATTGCTGCATCATAATAAGCACTACCCTTTGGATGTGCTGGTTCGTACAATGAGTAATCTATCTCATCATCACCTAATGCGAACTTTGTAATGTTTAAACCACCACCGTTTGCTAACAATTCTCTACCTTTTCTAGTAAGAATTGCATCTACTGTGATTTCTGCGTTATCTAAATATGCCATAATTGTTCCTCTGTGTTTTCAATATATAAATATAAGTATTTTGTAAAATTCATTTTATTTTCTATCAACTTCTAAAATTGGTTCACCTTTTCCTCTTGAAGTATCTGAAACTTTAAGAATATTAGGGTTAGTACAAAACGTTTCTACTGGTGATTTTTTATCCAAGGTTGTTCTTGCTGTTTGTCTTGATGAAGAACGAAATCCACGTTTTCCATACTTGTCTCCAAGATTTCCTCCTGGTAGTTTTCCGCCATTCGAATTTGCTGCAACTGCAGATAATATATTATCTCCACTTGGTGCAGGGTCTCCTATTTCATTAAATACTACAACTTGTCTTGTTTTAGTTACAGTAATATCTCTATATAATGGTTCTTTTAACCATCGTTTACCATCTGCAGATAATTGACCAGTACCTGGGATTGCTTGTCTTTCTATTTCAGTATATTGTTCTGTTACAATCCAAACTTGTTTTCTTTCTTTTATTAAAGTACCATTTCCATCTAAACGAGTAATGTTTGCAACACCATTTTTAGCAAATATACCAGCAAGTCCATTACGTAAATTTCGTGGGTCTACTCCAATTTGAGATTGTCCACCAAGTGCCAATTGTTGTCTTAATAATCTTTGTATAAACTGAGTATCGGTAATTCTACCATCCATTAAATCAGTAGAAGAAATAAAAGCAGGACCTACACTTCTAATAGTTCCATTAAAACTTCGTCTGTTAAAAGTAAATTTTGGTAATAATCTTCTTAATAAACCATCATTTATTCTTTTAGCATCAATATCAATTTTTAAATCTTTATTTTGATTTAGTTTGAAATCAAGTGGTTTTACATCTTCAAATAATAATTGCTTACCTTCTCTTAAAGTAATTTTACCATCAGATAATTTACTACCAATATCTACTGCTTGTGGTTTTCTATGTTGTACCTTACTTCTTTCAAGCATATGAGGTTCAATTAATAAACCACTTGATACAATTGCTCTAGCAGGAACAAGTGATTCTAATGTTTCAAACAAAGATTGGTCAATGTATCTTACTAACTGAATATATTCATAAAGATTTATATTATATCTTTCAAAATAATAATTTCTAAGAATTCTTAAATCTCTATATTCAGAAGAATATCTTTCTTCAGGTTCACCAATATAATCATCTAATTCAAACTGTCCAAGAGATTTTAACATATCCATATTAATCTCTTTTACTGGTGAGAAAAATAATCCTAATCTATTTGAATCAATTGGAGCAGTATCTAATGATTTTTTAGTTGAACGTTCTCTATAAGAAAGACTCAATCCAGTCGTTATATCTTCTGTTGGAATACTGGCTTCTTGTGTTTCAAATCTAAATTTATTACCAACACCAAAACCACTTGAAGGAACATTTGCAGTTACAGTTCTTTCATATGTTGTGTAATGATATGGGTACTCACTAATAGTTGTAAAGTTAGATGCTGTTACAAAATCAACATCATATGTTTCGTTTATAGATACATTTTTGATAGCAGTATCTGCATTTCTATCTTTTGGATATTCAAAATCTAAACGAAGAACTAAATCTTCAGTAGAAGATGAATGGTGATTACCATCAATTGCATCTGGTAATAATGTATGATTATCAATACGTGATTCTGATAATGCAGTTGTCCAATATCTAAATTCATCAATTGAACCACTCATTGTAGAACCACCAAGGGTTAATTCAGTATCCAATTCCCATGAAGAAGTTGGTACATTATAAACAGACATTGAAACCTCATTCCTAATTCTTTCATTAAATGCTTCTTTTGCATAAATTTCAAATGAACCAGTTGCAAGATGTTGTATTACAATTTGAGTGTACTCATCGTTAAAAAATGGAATTACTTCAGATGATTGGGACATGATAGTAGAACCACTTAAATATTGAAATTCAAGTTTACCTTGATTACCACTACTATATGATACACCAACATTCCATCCACTTGATGAAATAAATGTTTGGTCTTGTTTCTGTTCGGAATTTAACCTAATTTCAACTGCCTGTGGGTGTTCAGAGGTTTCACTATATTCTTTCCAAGGAACAATTACAGATTCAGAACCACTAATGTTAATTGCAGCAGTTCTATCATCAAATGAAAACTTAGTAGCACCACCTTCTTTTAACTGAGGTCCTCCAAATTCTAATATAGTTAACATAGAAGTTGGTACACCATAACACGCGAGTGCTGCTTTAACTGCTCTGTTAGACCCTTTGTGTTTAAGTAAATATGGTAGGTTATTTAATAATCTTCTCCAAACCTCTTGTTGTTTTTCCTTACCACTTAGTGATGATACTTGAGTACCATCAGAAGTTTGTCCGAAAGAATATTCCCAAAGAGCCTGAGCTTTTTTACCCATTTTAGCATCCCAACCTAGAGATTTTAGCATGGAAGATACCAACGTATCTTTAATACCAAGTTCATATTTGTGTTCTAAGTTTTTAGTTGCTGCTAATGCTTTAGTATATGAATAGAGAACATCAAAGTGATGACCCATCATATTGAAAAATAGCTTAAACTGTTCGGATTCTTCTGAATCTTGAACGTGTTGTGGTAGGTTGTTTATTAAATAATCTTTATTATAAAAATCATAATTTTGTGCAGATGATATTATTCCACTATACCAATCAACTGATTCGTTTGATGTTGATTGAGAAACTTCATTTGTTCCTGCACCAGGATATGTTAATCCACTAACAGAAGATGATGTAAATAAGAATTTTTCAAATGCATCAAAGTTAGTTTTAACCTGTTGTATGTTTTCTGTATTAGTTTGTATTTCTCTAATCATACCAGCAGAACCAGTATAATAAGAACCTGATTGAAGTTCTTCTACCTTTGTTTCATATAATTCTATTAACTTAACCTTATATAAAAAATTATTTACTCTTTCTTCTGCAGAAGAATATTTTACAAAGTTATTCCAACCCCATGTAGTATCACCATCAATAAGAATAGAACCACTAATTTCTTGAGAAGAACTTGCAAATGAAATTTGTAATGTATCTAATGAAAGACCACTTCCACTCACAAATTCACTTATTACAGAAGTAGATGTAGCGGAACCACTTGCAACTAAATCATCATATAATTGAAATCCAATATTTTCTCCACATATATTTTGTCCAAAATCTGGTGTAAGTTCTATACATTCCTTTAACTCTTCATTAATTAAAGTTACTTGTTCGATGAGAGGTAATGATTGTATCTTAGATACCCAAATTTGTTGGTTGGGTTGTACACTTCTCGGTAGAGGTTCGTACATTTTGAACACTAACGTTTCTTCTTCGTGTGTTTTTTTACGAACAATTTGGTCTACAAATTCACCTTCATCATTTTCAACCTTCTGAATTACATCTTCGTATTGTGAAAATTCTTCATAATCAGTACACCATGTAGCAATAAGTTTATTATCACCATCACCAAAGTGCATTAAGTGAGTTAAGTATTTAGAATTATCTTGCCCTAATGCATCTGAATCAAATTGATTACAAATGGCATCTGAGATATCTCGCATTACATCGGGTCTACGAAGTTGTAAGTTACCTTTATCAAATGCAATCTTAATAGATTCAACTCTACCTTCTGCTAATTCATCTCCTTCTGTATTATAGGGAATAAAATATAAATCAAAATAAACCCAATCTAAATTTTCATTTAGTGATTCACCTGCTTGTTTTAATATTTTACCAATATTAAATTGTTGGGAACCTACTGCTGCTCCCTTTTTTACTATTCGTGTAGTATCCGATACTTTACCAATATATATGTTAACGTAGTTGGTATTTACAGAGTTCCAGTTAACTCCAAAATCTACATTGTATCCTTGATAATCTTCACCATAAATAGTTTCAGGATAATCAATTGTTGTAATATCTGGTCCCGGTAGGAAATCTTTTTGAACTACTGATATTGCTATTGGTTTTGCTTCACCAGTACCATTAATATTAGAATCTGGCTGTAACCAAACTTGATAAAGACCCGGTCCATCAAAATCAGTTGGTGTTACAACTAACTTAGTATTGAAATTATTTTTTCGTACTGAAGTTCCTTTTGTTCTAACATTTACCCAATCTGTATTTTTAGTTGTAAATGGTATTTCAAGTACGGTAGTACCACCTTCACCAATGTTAAAAGTGTATTGATTACCATCGGTTAAAGTTAATATGGGTTTTGTATATCCTGGAGCAGCTTCACCTGAGGTTCTAGATTCAGTTACAGTATATTTTTCATATCTGTATTTTGGTGTATTATCTGGTATTGGGTCAGCAGGTGGGTCTTTTGGAATTTCTCCCTTTGAAATACTAAATTTTAATTTATAATTAGTACCATCTTGAACAGTATTACTGAAAACTTTAGTAGATGTTGTGCCTATTTGATTTCCAGCCGGTTCTCTGTATAAAGTATATAAATGATTATACGAACTATTACTTGTTGGGGTTACACTAAAAGCACCACCCTTTGAAGCATTAACCTTTGTTGAACCAGTTCCTGTTATAGTTTGAGTTTTTCCTGCTATATTAGCAACTGCACTTACCCCACTCGCGAGGTCATGTTGAATAAGTACACTAACATCAGTTGATGGTGGGTCTGGCGGGTCTACTACAACTTGAGGGAATGTAAAATGTAATGTTGCTTGTGCATCCAACATAGTCATTGTTTTTTGAACACTACCATTCTTTATAACATCAATAGTATATTGCTCAAATCCTAAAGAACTAGCTCCAAGTTTAGCTTTAACTTGATAAACTTCAGCTGCTTTTTGGCCATCTTTAGCAACAATAGTTTTACCACTTAAGAATGCTTTTGAACTAAATTTAGCACCTGAAGCTATTGGAGTTCCATCTGAGAATTGTATTCCTTTTTTATGAGTTGGGTTTGTTGTAAAGTTTAGAGTAAATTGGATATCCAAAGGTGCAAATGTAATTGGTGGCAGGTCAATCTTAAGAAACCCATCACCATTTAATTTTAAACCACTTAAATCACCTAATCCTAAATCACCAATATAGGGTAAACCACTATTTGTGTTGTAAAATGAATTGGCACCAGTATTCTGAAACCCAACTGATGATTGAGAAACCGCACGGCTTGTATCGGCGTTCACACCACCCGAACCAAAGCTACTTACTGGAATCCAGTTATATCCAGTCCATTCATATTGGCCATCAATTGAAATTTCGCCTCGTTGTTTAGCTTTATACGTTGGTAATGCCATTTTAAGTTATCTCTCCTTTAGTATATAAATATCTAATTCAATTATTTATTTTATCTTCTTCTACCAGAACCATCATATAATGATGAAGTATTAAATCCAGCAATTCCTCCGTCTGGTTTTATGTTGTGGGTTAATATACCGTTTGCATAATAAGTATGTTTACCATCTAACCTAATTAAATACACATCCTCTTGTCTATCTAACATAATACTATCGATTAAAATTGTATTTTTATCCCTATCTAACATGATATCACCAGGTTGTAGTTGTAATGTATTTCGTATCCTCCAACTATCATCTCGTTTAACTAAATGTTTGTGGTCCTCACTACACTCTAATAATCCATTGTTGATTGAATACACCTCTGCATCACTAATAGTGATTTTATTTAGAACTTTAAACGGCTTGTTATCATACTGTTCAATATCTTTACCTTCCCAATTATCTTCAACTTCAAAATGACTAGAAAGTGTTTTAATATCTAATCCCATTAACGAATCTCCAATTAACACATCTTTTATTGATTTAAAAGTACCATTTTCCATTTCTATTTGAGTATTTCCAACTAAACATCCTGATAGTAACGCACCCATTGGTTCTCCAGAATATGCTGGAGAATTGTAAGCAGAAAATCCACTACGTGCTATTCCTTCAGCTGATGATAATTCGTTTACTGTAAAGGCAAGTGAATTATTAAGCATATCAGGTAAATCTATTTCATCTATAAGTTTTTTTGGTGGTTTTGGTTTGGGCTGTGGTTGTGGTTTAGGAGCTGGTGCCGCTGCAGTTCCTGCTTGTGAAATAGTTACTGATGTTGTTGGATTTCCCGGTAAATTTGATGAGAACGAAACAGTTCCACTTCTAGCAGCTCCAGTATTTTTAAGCACACGTACTCGTAATAAACAATTTCCACTACTATATCCAAGATTTCTTTCAGAAACAGTTATTGTTGCCCATGATGGAAGTCCTGTAATTCTAGCCTGTTTTGCATTTGCACCAAATTTTTTAATATCCGATGGAGATGCTTGTATTCTAAATTGTTGTATAAGCCTACCATTTTTTGGAGATGGTTGACCTTCAATTGGAGATGCACTTATCGAATAATTTGTTGCCGCGGGTTTTGGTCTTGGAGACCCTCCAGATGGAGCAGGTGGATTTGGTCTTGGCGGTGGTATTGGTGGTGGAGGTGGTGGTGGTATAGGAATTTTCCTATGTTTAGTTACCGTTACCGTATATTTACATATATCATCCACAGTTGCAGCCGGATTATAATTTGTTGCTTTAGGGTCTCTACATCCCCTTATTGCTGGTTTCTTTTCAGTTGGTGATTCTGCTAAGAATTCTCCATCTGATTTTACAGTTTGTAAAATTTTACCAACATCATCTAAAGTTTTTTGTTGAGTATTAGACCTTCTAGTTTCTGACCTAATTTCTTGATTTGGTAAATGATAATTTACACATTGTTCTCCAATATCACAAAGTTGACTTATAATTCCTTTAGAATTAAAGTTAATACCAAATGAGTCACCAGTAGATTGTCCAAACTTATCTTGTTCTAAAATATTTGAATATCGATTATTTCTGTAATGGTCTAATGATTTATCAAAGGATATTTTTACAAGAGATAACCATCTTTCAAAATTATCTATTTTAAATTCTTTTTCAATTAGTTTTATGTATCCTTCACCAGCTGCAACTTTACCTCTTAAAGCCAACATTTTTTTTAAAACTGCTGTTATATCAAATTGTGCTGAAAATTCATCTAAGAACTGAAGAACATCAGCTGCAAAATCTTCACCACTTGTAAAGGTATTGTATCGTATATCTAAATCAGAATTTGGATGACCTGTTTGCTCATCTATTACTGGTAAAACTCTTACTTCAGTTCTTGATGGTGATATTTCATGTATCCATGCTTTATCAAATTTACGTTCTTCTGAACCCAATCTTCTATTGAGTAAAGATACAGATGTTTTAAATATTCCTTGTGAATATCCCGCCTCTTTTATTAATTTTTCAATATCAACAAAGAATTCTTCAGCACCATTTCTTTTAACATTAAATTTAGTTTGATTTACTTTACTAAAATATTTCTGAATATTTGTATCTGTATAAGAAACATATCTAACAGTTTTACCATTTGCTGATTCTTGAGGAAGAGGATTATCTGAAGCATCATATACAATAAACTCAATGATATCACCTACATCAATACCAAAGATACCTCTACGAACTTCGCGTTCGAAGATTTCTCTATCTTTTTTCTCAACTCGATAGCCCTTTTTTTCTTCTATATTTTTAAATTCTTTTATAGCCATTCTTACCCTTTATTCTTTCTTATATGCCAACTTAAACTATCAGATTTTGCAGTAGTACCATCATCATATTTTATTGATATAACAAAATTACCTTTGTAATCTTGAGCCTTGTTTAAAAAGTTGGACTTATCTGGTTCTGGTTTATTTCTACCACCTATTTTTTTATTCATGTACATTTTAATTTCGGTTTTAGAACCTTTATTAATTGATACACTTTTTGATTTTGAGGGTATTCCATTATCACTTCCAAATCCTAATGGGCCATAATTAGTTTGACCACGTTGGGTAGTAAATTGACCGGTAACTGCTATTGAAACTTGAGTAATCTTAGCTCCACTATCTTTTAAGTTTTGTATTGTTAGTTTACCACATTTTCCTGGCTGTGGATTATCTACCGATGTTACCCATTCTATATCGTTAGGTCCACTACCTGGTCCATCTTGTTTAACTCCATAATATGATTGGTTATCACTTAGTGGGCCTAAACCTGCTGCAGCTGCTGCGGTTTCCGCTGCTTGACCTGATAGTTGTGATTCTAATGCTTCTTGTTGGTTTTGTAAAGCTAATCGTTGAGCTTCAGCTGCTGCAGCTGCTGCTTCTCTTTGAGCTTTGGCTGCATCTGTTTGGATTTTTAAAGATTCTATCCCAGCATCCACCTGTCCTTTTAATCCAGTAATCAACTGTCTTAATGAAAGCATCTGTTGTCTTAAAACATCTTTTTGAGCAACCAATCCCTCTACTTGTCCATTTAACTTAACTCGTTCATTTGCTTCTTTGGTTGATTTAATTACTGCAAGAGTTAACTTACTAGTTTGTTCTTTGTATCTTTCTGTTGATTGTTGAAATTGATTATCTACCACTGCTTTCTGAACTTTAAGTGAATCGTTTTCAATTAGTGCTGCTTGTAATTCCGCGGTTAAGGTTGCAACCTTACCTTGTAATTCTGATATTACTGCTTGAGCCTTTTCTAAATCTTCTAAAGCTTGTTCAAACTTATCTTGTAATTCATCATATACAGGTCTCGGAACTACATCTGGTTTATCTTTTAAAGGAGGTCCTACTAATTCATCGATATTAACATCGATTGCTTTCTTTAATTGCTCTTCAGTATATGCGGGTTTTTCTATATATGAAGCTACTTCACCATCTCGTTCACCCTTGATGTGTTCAAATGGTACATCTGCAGAAGCAGAGACAATAGTAGATGCCCCATCAACAAAGGTGTGGGTTTTAGATGTGGCATCTTCGGAGATGATTGCTTTTGAACCATCTTTTACCAATTCATCAAATCTAAATCTATTATCTAAAGCCATTTTATTTTTCTATCGTAAAAGTTAAATCTCTATCTTCAAAATATTCTATAACACCATCTCTAATAGTTTTAATCTGAATATAGTAATCTCTATTATATTCCCAATTTGTTAAATCTAATTTAAAGAAATTACCATTCGAATCACATGAAACTTTTGTGTAATCATTATTAAATGGTATGAGTATCTCACCAGTTAATATATCTGTTACCTGATAATATGTAGTTGATGGTAAAAAATATACATCTGTATATGAGTATTGATTGGTGTATGTTTTAAGAGGATATTTTTCTCTTCCGAAAACTCTGATTGTAGGTTTACTTCCACGCTTGTATCTGGTCTTTAATCTTTTAAATGTTACATGAATATCATCAGAGGTAAGTTCTGTTAAAGAGCCAGTAGAAAATGAAGAATCATCCCAACCAATTCTTAGTTTAGGTTGGTATATTGTATTTGTTTCTTTTGAAAAGAATTTTAATTGTCCATAATCATTAGTATCATTTTCTAATAATGTATCGTGTTTTAAAATAAATCCCTCATTTGGCAGAGTTCCACCAACCCATTCATCCATAGTTGTTTTAACATCCATTTGTATATCAGATGATTCGTATGAAAATGATTGTGTTGAAAATGAACCAGTGAACCAAGTTCCTCCTTTACCATTAAATGAACCAGTTGTATCAGATGAATGTTCTTCAAGTGATAACCAATCTTGTCCTGTGATTACAGAGTTCCAAGATACACCATCGGTTGTAATATCATCGAAACGAGTACCAATACCCATTTCCCACGATTGTGTTACTGCATATGCATATATTGTGTAGTCCATTGGAATCTCAGAAGATTCACATTCTTTAAGAATTAGTTCAGCTGAACTCATTGTAACTTCTCCACTAGCAATAGATTGTGAAAGTGAATCTGTTTCGAACTTGATTACAGAATGTGCTATATCTTTTAAACTTCCATAGTAAGTTTTAGAAACTTCTAAGATTTCATCCAAACCAGTATTTTGACTGGGTTGTTGTAAATAGATACTTGCATCTTTAGATGCTGTTACGAATTGGTACATTATACAACCCTCCCTTTTATATCCTTACCAGGATATTTTAATTCAAATATAGATGGGTCTAAAGATGGGTAAACCATTTTTCCCTTTGTAGCTGATAAAATGTTATACTTGTGTTTAGAATATACACCACCACATTTATTTACAATTTCACATTTTGGAACTGAAAGTACTCCCTCAACTCCCGCAATAATTATTTCAAGTTCTGAAATATTAATTGGTGTATTAAAAGTCCAATCATCAATATTAAAGTAGTTTTCTACTTCAGTTATACATTGTAAAAGTACTTCTCTTTTATTATATGAATTATATGTCATTATTTCAAAATCAATACCAATGTTTATGATAAATCCATCTAATAAATTAATACCATCGGTTAACATTCTGTACTCAGACAAATATGTTTTAACATTCTCTTTAACTGCTTTGTTAATTGATGTTAAATTTTTGTTTGAATCATATCCAAGTAGATATAAATTAATAGCAAATGGATTATTTTTTTCAACTGAATTTACATTTGATTGTTTACCAACTAAAAACCTTTGTAATTCTGTTTTTATTTCTGTTTCAGTTTGTCCTTCTTTAGATATCCTTTGAACAATTCCTGCAAATTCTTCTAATGTATCTGGATTATTTAATATAGAACCTGGTGAATTGTTATCTAACTCTCCATCGGGTGCACAATATGATTTAGCAACTCCTCCATATTTTCCAGGTAATGCTAAAGCTCTTACTTGGTAATCTTTTCTTGTTACTGCTCTATTTTGAGAACCAAAATGTGCAAGTGCGTTTTCTCTAATTTCATTAATTGTTTCTGCACCTCGTCCACCACTTGCAGGAATTTCGTTTTCTGCAGCAACTGATTGTTTTACAGTAGCATACATTTGAAGTTCATCTGCATCAAACAAACTCATATCTTCATCGAATTCAATTGCTTCAATCTTTTTAATATCTCCTTTAGGTACATTTGATGGAACACCTCCTCCAATTAAATAACGAATCGTTAAAGTTGTGTTTGCAGGTGCTTGTCCATATGATTTTGATTTTAAGAAGTTAGCAGGGTCAAATGATGCACCCATCTTATCGATGGAATTATTTAATCCCAATCCTACATTTTTAAATGTTGGTAAAAAAGTTTCATCTGAAGATGTTGAGTTACCTGCTCCAAATAATATTGAAGTTGTATTATTTTCATTTATTTGTTTAACAAATCTTCTTGATGTTTTTGTTACTCTTAAAATACTAGGTACTGATTCTTTAAATTGTGCTAAATCTTTATCGAATTGTTCTGTATTTGGATAATCAGTATAAATCATTTCTTGTGCAAGATATGGAACTTCATACCACTTGTTTCCATTAGAATCTCTTACATCATATATAGAGATAATATTTGTATCTGATAAATCAACTTTATCAAATTGTTTTGGTGAAGCAAATGCTACATTAACTGATTTAATTTCAGCTGAAATAGCATTAACATATTTTCTAACTAAATAAAAAGTTGGTTCTTGTTGTGCATTTCTCTGATATACACTTACTTCTCTATCTTCAGAATCGTTAAAATCTAAAAGTTCAGTACTTCTAAAAGTTGTACCATTTGTAGATTCTAATTGTAATCCTTCTTTTATTCTAAGAAGATATCCTTCATCCATTTCAAATCTATTATCACCATCATACAAATTTCCACTTGCTCTTCGTTTACTTGGAGTGATTTGATAAACTGCTACTTTAGTTAGTGCAGGTGAAGTTACTTTTGGTTTATATCCTAAGAAGTTTGCAAGGGCAACAACGTTACTTCTATCCTCTGCGGAGTGAATCATTGATTCTTTAAGAGTATCATCAATATAATACCCAAGAACATCTCCTAAGTAAGATGCCATTTCAATAAACATCATACCAGGTGATGATTCATTAAAATCTGAATAGGATGTTGGGAAATATGTTTTAGCATACTCAATAAGATTTTTTCGGAATTGCCCGAAATCTTTATTTAAGTACTGAATACTTCTTCCTTTATTTTTTTTATCTGATGTATTTAGTGCCATATTCTATTATCCTTGTACTGTAAATGTTACTTCATTGGTATCAATTGTATTAGCTACTCTAAAAGTTAATCTCATATTTGCTGTGTTTCTATCCTTCATTTCAGGAGACATTTCTATATCTATCTCTTCTATTGTAATGTAAGGTAACCAATATGTAACCGATTCAATTATTACTTTTTGAATTTCACTTTCAAATTCACCATCCATTGGTTCAAACAAAAGCTCATGTAATCCAGTACCAAAATCGGGTTGCATTATTCGTTCACCCTTTCGTGTTAGTAATAAATTTCTTAAATTTGTTTTAGCTGCTTCAAATAAATCATACGTTGGGTCAAATAATAATCCACCATTAGTAGGATATTGAAAACCATATGCATAGTTATCAAATTCACTATCTGTATCTTTTACTATTCTTTTTGGTAAAACGTATGACATTAACCAACTCCTTATTTTTTAAATTTTTTAACTAACGCAGAATTATCTCTATTCAGAATTCTGTCTAAACCAGGTAAACCTGTTTGAACTCCTAATCCTGCTTTTCTAGAACTAGAACCTTCTACACTTCCATATCCCATTTTGTGTGCCATTTGACTTTTCATAGCCAAAGTTCCACCTGCTCCTAATGATGAATCCATATTAATTGTTTGTTCAATATCTGGTTCTGCAGCTTCGTATGATGGTATATGTGTATTTTCTTGCAATTGTTGTTGTGGTAGCGAATCTAATACAGATGCTCCACCACTACCAACTTGTCCACCACTTCTTTGTTCTTTAGAAAATGGTTTTGTGTTATTTAAAACTTCATTTAATATTGCGTTTTTTGTAAACACTTTTTTTGGTACCGATTTTCTTTCATTACTCAAAACTTCATCTGCTATTGAAAATGGGTCTACCTCCTCATTAACCACTTTTTTTACTGTGGTTGTTTTGGAAGTTTTTGTTTTATTTTTAACTGCTTCATTAAGTATAGCAGGAAACTGTTCAGTTAGAAACTTATGGTGCTGTTTAGCAACTTCAGCCTCTACTAACGTTTTTATTACTTTTACTAATTGTTTGTTATTCATTTTTGAAAATTTTCTTTTATCTTAATATAAATATATCTTTGTTAGTTTTATGGTTTTTAATCACAGTCTACGCAACAATTATCTTTTTCTTTTTGTAATTCGTTCTGTAATTCAGATAAACTTTTTTTAAATTGCTTCTCTGTATCTGGTTGTAGATTCTTAAAATCACCAATTGACTTAATTGCATCAGAATAAAATCTTTCAAACCCAGTCAAATCTTTTTTACGTTCGTTATTTAGTATTTTAATTAATTTACTAGATAAAACTGAATCACCTTTTAAAGAATCTCTAAGTTCATCGTTTAACAAATCATCGGTATTTGTAGTATCTAAACCTTCTTGTTTTGGATTAGAATATGTAAAAAGAGGTTTGGGTTTATCATTTATTGGTAATAAACTATCGTTATTAGCTAATTCTGCAGTAATTCCACCATCTGGATTAAATTTACTAGTAGTTGGTGTTTCAGTAGTACTACTTTGATTTAAACTAATACCAAACATAGGTACATCTGGTATTGTGTATGCTTGCCAATTTACTAGACCAGGTGCAGGTATTGGTGCAGGTGCAGATGGATATAAAGAAGTTGTCATAAACATTCCTTGAACAGTAAATAAATGTATTTTAGCAAACATTACAAATGCTTCAAGAAATGGTAAACAAGATTTCATTGGTATTTCAAATGGAACTGATGGCCATTTACCGGGATTTGTAACCATACCAGAATTTAAAATTAAATTTTGTATAGAACCTGGTGCTGGGATTGGATATATTGGAAATGGCATCATCGTAGCTCCTGTCCAATATCCTTCTACTGCTTTACCAGCATCTGCTAAGAACTTATGTTTACCTGGTTGTGTTTTTGTAATAGCCTTAGCATGTGCAACACTTAATAAAGTTGTCATTAATCCCAAATTTCCAACCATTACAGATTCTTTACCAATTAACTGTCCACCTCTTCGCATACATGAATCATATTCAGTTGCAAGTTTGATTGCATATTGAGCTGGTGATACAACTCCTATTGGATTGTTCATATATAGTAACATATTTACTTTGAACATATTCCAAGACATAATTTATTCCGTAAAGTTTAGTGTAGATTTAATTGTATCAAGTTGAGCTTGTATCTTTTTAAACGAAGCTACGTTTAATGGGCCCATAGCAGTAGGACCTGTGGGTGTTGCATATATTTGTTGAGTTATAGCATCTATCAGTTCTGATAAGAGGGTTACTAGAGTTTCTCCTCTAGCCAAAGGTTCTTTCTGACCAGTACCCTTTGAGTTACCACTATCATCTGTATTTAATCTAATTTGACCATCTCCAGTATTAATCCAAACATTAGAACTATTTCTATCAGTAGTTAGGGTTACATCTCCACCGAAATCCAACTGTCCAACACCGAACCCAAAATCCATACTTAAATCACCATCAGATATAATTGAATAATTTCCTTTTGAGAAGAAAAGAGTTTCTTGTGATTTTGCTGAAAAAATTAATCTTTCTGAAT